GGCGGTATACGAATCCGGGGACTGATTCCCATTATGCTGCTGTCAATGCTAATAAGAAAGCAACATTGGAAGCTAGATGGATGCGGGGTACCCTATCTCCATCTTCATTCCGAAAGAATGTTGAGTTCATCCAATCTGTATGGGAGTTTACCCGTAAGTTTGGGAACACATCAGCCAATGAGATGAACTATATCACATGGCTTAGATCACCACCTGAGAGCCGAAGGTTCTCAAATGTCCTCAGATTCATAGAACATAACTATATAACCAGACGTTAAGGAAATCCTTATGTGTATTATCGTATTTGATAATCGCCAATCGACTGAACGCTTAGACAAAAAAGTCCTACGGCGATGCCTCGAACGAAACAAAGATGGCATGGGTATCATGCACCCCGACGGCAAGGGGGGATTGAGCCTATGGAAAAACATGAAAGACTTTTCGGGTCTTTGGGGACGCTATTGCAATGCTCGTAATAAGGGATTGCCAGTAGCTCTGCATTTCCGTATCACCACCAAGGGTGGCAATAGCATAAGTAATTGTCATCCATTTCTTGTCCGTCCTAAGCTTGCCATGATGCACAATGGTACTATATCTGGGGCTATTCCACCGGAAGGCGTTAGCGATACTCGCCATTTCAGGGATGAAGTATTACAGAAACTTCCTAATGGTTTCCTTGACAATGACTCCATGCGTGAGATGATCCGTAGCTATATCAGCGGTGACAGGATGTTATTCATGGACGGTGAAGGTAATTTCACCATTCTCAATGAGACTACAGGGTCATGGGAATTTACTGCTGACGATGATCTCGATAACAATGGCGTATGGTTCAGCCATACACGGGATAACGGATACTTTCTTACTGGTGTGCAGAAGAAGTTCGGGGGATTCAATACATCATGGTATGCTACCGGATGGGAGAGCAGTAGTGGCTATGTTTCATCATCCCCCTATGTATCGCGTTCACATGGTGATCCTGTACCTACTGGACCCGATGGCAAAAAGGTCAGAAACAAAGTATCCGTGGGTATGAAATTCTCTGAGTCACAAGGCAAATTGCTATTTGTCTATGGGGATTTCCGTGATGATACTCCGGGGCCTATAACTATACCATCCAAGTTTGCCAGTTTCATATGCAATGGGACGGCACAGAACGTAAGACTGTGGGCGGTTACGGATAAGGATAGAGATATCCAGAGCAGACCTGTCGCATACAGGATGAAGGCAGGTAACACCTACAGCACGAGGGGCCACATTCTCCATGTGCCTAGTCATTTCGATGAGATTGATGCCCTTATAGGGATAGGCGATGATGATTGCAGGTTCCAGAAAACGAAAGTCAACGTCCGTGTTTCGGGACAACAAATCAGTACCGACAATGGAACATGGTCATGCTTTGCATATCTAGCGAAGCCCGATGATGCTCTCAATCCCATGTTAGCCCCTGTTCCTCATGGGGATTGGGATGAGTGGCTGTCCAGACTGGAGTTTGGAGACACTCTTGATGAGGCCGATAAAGATATGCCTCCATTGTCCTGCACTCCAGAGGAAAAGTGTGAAGCAGGTCCAGATGAACTGCATAATTCCTATGTGAAGGCCTCGCTCGGTATAGATACAGTTGTATGTGGAACCTGTCTCCAAGAAGAAACCACCCCATTCACTACCTATCCTGATGCGAGGACTGGGCAAGCTATAGAAAAGCACTGGTACTGGTGCCAGATTTGCGGTAGTGAATACCCATTTGACACATCCATTGAATACTCGGAGAAATAATATGGCATCGTATGTCCAAACTGAAATGTTTCATAGGCCATTCCCTATAACCAATACGGAATATCAGAATCTTCCACTACCCCAATCCCTATTCGTATACGGCACACTCCGTACTGATCTTGGACCACCAAGTATGCGAGGGGATTTACCCGCCGACAATTCCATAGGGTATGCCTATCTTCCCTATGCCAAGATGTATTCTGTCGGTAGTGCTTATCCTGCTGTCGTCCCATCAGATAACCATGAGGATGTAGTTCATGGGCAGATACTCTCATACGAGGACTATAGTGAGGGAGATTGGAAGCACATATTGAGCGGTCTTGATTCCTATGAAGGCGTACCATCTCTCTATACACGTGAATTGGTCAACGTCACACTATCCAATGACGAGGAAACGACAGCCGATGTGTGGACATATGTGTATGCACGGGGTGTTGATCCTCTTACACCCATAGAGAATGGGGACTGGAAGGTGCACTACGAGGAAATTATTTCCAGAGGACGGGATGAGATGGCGGGGATGTTTGAATCTGCACAGGAGGAAAGATAATATGCGACCATGGTGATCAGCACCAACCACTACATTAACCGTATTCGCACCCCTACGAAGATGGCATAAGTAGTGGTATAACATGGAGGGTATGGGTATACTAGTGTATGCTCATACCCTCTGTGCGCCTTGTATACTTGCGCGTGTACATACCTTTATGCAGAGCAAAAGTGGGTTTGACAGGGGTGATAGGATTCTTTCGAGCGGAGAAAGCCTCCGCCAATTCTCTCGAACGAGGAAAGCAACATGAAACACACACAGTCATCCAATGACGGTAAGTGGGCAGATATGGGATGGAGGGGCCTAGAGTGTCGTGGTATTCCCAACACCGAAAGCATCATCAAATCGGGGATGTATTCCATGCTCAAAACATCTGTCATCGCATTCATAGATTGGTATGGGATTGATTGGCTTGTTCGTTGCCTCGACAGAATCATCAATGTGGAGTATGCCATATGTGATTGCTGTGAAACGAACACCAGAAGACGGAATCACATTCTAGGTGTATGGAATAGGATGTTTGAAACCACAGATCTCCCATCTATAGATCGGAAGCCCAGAAAGCTAGGTATCCCTGCCACCATAGGCGAAGGCATACCAGTTAGAGATCTTCCCAACCGATTAGATGGGAGGAAATAATCATGGAATACATCACATTCTTCATCGGTTGGGGCTGTATCGTTCTCGCTATAACCTTATACTATCTGGAGGTAGACTGACATGGCATCCATGAATCCACATCCCATTGCTGACGCATTGGCCGTAAAGAAATCCATAGAGCGTGAGATGGAGCGCATCTCCATAGCTCCCGATAGGGACACATCACCAGAACTCATTGAGCATAGGATGGAGGGCCTATTGAATAGGCTCGACGCTATCCTTACTGAGTTTCCCGTACTCGCCATAGATGGCATAGAATCTCTCATATGGAAGGGGGATGTCTATGAGGGGAAGCGGGATGTCTGATCCCTCCATCATAGAGGATTCCCATAGGACCAGACTGCTGAAGAAACTGGGCCTATTGCATAAGAATGAGCGTATAGCTCGAAAGAGTCGAGAGAGTATGGTTCGACGGCGATGCAGATATCCGGGCGGGTGCATACATGATGCGTATGAGCCTAGCATCTTTTGCGAGATGCACCAACGTCCTCATCCCAATGAGGCATTGGAACGCTTAGTTGGTGCGGTCCATAGCTTTATATGGCATGAGGAATCGCGTCGTCGTCGCAAATTGTCTCGATCTCGCGTCACTAGCGATGTATGGATTGAGCTTAGATCTGCCCTATCCCATGCCCAACACTCTATAACGGAGGATGTTTACTGACATACAAATGCAGTATAGGACTGACAACTACATTAACCGTACTCGTACACGCATATGTGTATATGCGCGTGTGCGTTCCTATTGGTGGAAAAGTGGGTTTGACAGCCCTATTATGATGGTTTGCGACTCGGAGACGCCGGGTCAATACACACACACGAGGATACACACATGCCACGAGGCAAAAAGAATCGCACATTGGTCTATAGGCTCAATAACAAGAAGAGCCGGAAGGACGGTGAAGACCATAGGTATACGCTCGATCCGAAAGCGTCTGGATGCACCCCATGGAAGGACCCCAGAACGGGTAAGTCATACGACAATGTGCTTGCATGGACGGCTCCCTCCGGTATGGAGCTTCGGCAGACACTCTCCAAGAATGTCTATAGCCCATCCAATGTCGGGCCGGAGATTAGGATCACGAGCAAGCTTGAGCCCATCACCATACCGGATCCGGCACCCGCTCCGGAGGCCCCGGCCGGGATGGACATTGAGGCCATAACGAGGGCCGTGCTGGAGGCCATGGCCCGGCAGTAATACCCCATGGGGTATGGGTCCCATAGGCTCCCGCGCACACACGCGCGGGGGCCCTTCGGGCCTAGGGAAGGTCAAACGCTCGTAAATCAACCAAGGGGTGAAATTGGTTTCGGTATTCATTCGGGATACTCTAAAACCCTCACAGAATTGACAGATTCCAAGTATTTATAGGCATCAATGGCTATGGAGGTCTCATCAATTATGCTATGTTCTATGAGGCCTGCCGCCCGTTCTGCCCAATCTGTGCGGGATAAGAAGGCACATTGTGGGATATTCAGCACATCAAACCATTTACTAGCCTTTGTGCTAGCAAGCCATTCTAATGCCTCTACATCCCCGGCCCGCATGTCCGATTGGGCACGTTCTATGACGCTAACAGCCAGTTCTTTCACCGAATTCAGGTCTTCAAGCATTCTCAATACCCCCTATTGGGCTTTAAAAGTGGAATATTCTTTTTCTTGAGGTACTCCAGTGCTTCATCATCAGTGTGAAAGTACACACTATGGCCGTCTGCATCCCTGAGAAATGTACCTGTTTGGTCTACTAGCACCCATTGAGGTGGATTTACAGGGAGCCATGATGGAAATGCCGCTGTTATTTTCTTACCTTGGGCATTAATTAGGTGAGTTTTTCTCTCAAATTTCTTATCTTTAGCCATATTATCCTCGAACTTTCTTTGTAGGGTCTATAGCATGTTTTGCTAGGGTGGCATGCCATTTCTTCTGAGCGACCTCATCAATAGACTGTGCATGCGTCCTATCACGAACATTAGGGTATGTATTGGCTATAAGATCCCATATTACCTCTAATGGGACCCCTTTTCGCACATGAAAGCAGTCTTCACACATTATAGTCTGCCTCCAACTACCCTGTCCACCAAAATATACCCGCTTTGATTTACACTTCTCACACTCCATATAGCCCTTCAGGCCGGATAAATCACTTGAATCAAATGATGCTACCGGCATCGGATGCCTCCTTCACAGCTACAGAAGCCCCATCAAAGCTTTCTTTTAATGTAGTACCACATTCTGAGCAGGCAATGCACCATATAGTCTTATCTGCAGGGTTTCTCAGTGCTACGGTAGGCGCATCACATTCACAGGTAAGCTCAGGACCATCTTCAGTCCACATAGCCCCACCTATTTTCTTAAATCCTGTTAATGATTCTACAGCTTCTGTGATATGTTTCACGTACTCCATATAATGTGGAGGGAAAAGAACAGTCCTTTCTCTATTACCTTGGCCGTAAATTGCATTAACCGCCAAATAATCCGTACCATTCTTTGCTTTCCCCTTATTAAAGAAGAAAGTCTTACCACTAGCTGTGAAACGTGAGAGTTCAGTTTGTTTTGACATAAGGTCCTCCAACCTCTTTTTTAATGTGCGCCCAGCGCGAAGCGCGGGGGCGCAATTGCTTGCTAATGTTTAAGTTTTATCAGTCTATTAAAAAGCGCCGCTTTTTGGCGCGCTTCATTATAATAGGGGCAAATAGATCTTGTCAACCCCCCTAGGGCAAATTTCTTTTACCTCTTGACATTACTCCCCTAGTAAAGGTACATTTGTGACGATGGGTTCCTCCCCATCCGTCCTCCATCCGGCGGGCTCATTTCGATTTTTCGAGTGGGTCCCGCCACCAGATAAACTCGGGGACGTAAGATAACAAAGAGTGTGAGGATGTCAACTACTAACGGCATAAGTCAAGCAGAAGCTTTTATAGGAAGTGGGATTGAGTTTGATCGTTTAGATCAGATCTTCGACCTACAACGCCTGATGGGCCCCGTCATAGCCTACAAAATCCTTTTAGAGGTTGCCATCAACAGTTCAGATGTGCGAGAGAGAAGGATGGCAGCGAGTAGACTTCTTGACTCGGCGGGTGAAGATCCAGAGAAGATTGCAAACCGTTTAAGGCAGAGTGTCTTTAGTGACCTTAGCTTAGAGCAACTTCAAGCAGTTGTGCAGACAGGCATCACTGACCCTGAAGTAGCAGTAGAGGCTCTTGCCGTAGCTCAGAAGTAAAAGTATATTAAGTAAACTCAACACCAACAATAATGGCAACCAACCAATATAAAGCAAACTCTTTTGCTATCGTAGAGAACTCAACAGCAGCCTTCACGGGCTCTGACATGGTTAACACTGGGTATCGCGGAGTGAAAGTGTTTATCAAGGTGAATAGTGTTTCTAGCGGTAATGTCACGGTAAACATTCAGCAGAAAGCACCTGCGGCAGATGCAGCGTCTTACGACACTATTCTGTCCTCGGCCTCTCTTACTTCTACAGGCTTGACTGTTCTTACGGTCTACCCCGGAGTAACGGCAGCGTCGAATGTTGCTGTTGCTGATGTTCTTCCTACTCTGTGGCGTGTGACCACTTCTGCTGGTGCGACTATTAACTACACGATAAGCGCCTGTTATATCCCGTAAAATTTCGGTGGAGGCAAGGATTTAGTGACCGACCAAACACTTCAGCAGGCGGTCTTAGAGCTTGAACGCCGTCGTCGGGAGGATCCTCTTAAATATGTGTACGCTCCTCACGAGTTTCAGGAGAAGATACATAAGTCACGGGCAAACCTAACGCTTGTCCTTGGGGGGAACCGTACAGGAAAGAGTTACGCTTCTGTCGCAGAGGCCCTTTTGTACTGTGAGGGGCGTTCTGTGTACGCTGAAGTGCCTGAGGCCCCTAATACAGTCTGGTACGTAGTTCCAACGTCTGCGGTCTTCCACGACGCTGTAGAGCCTATCCTAGACCAACTCATCAACTGGAATAACGTACAGTCTTACAATAAACAGAATAAAAGGTACAAGTTCAAAAATGGTAGCACCCTAGCTATTAAGACCTCTGACCAAAGGCAGAAGAGACTTGTGGGTGCGGCTGTGGATCTAGTGGTAGCCGATGAGCCTCTGCCGAAACAGGTGTATGAGGAGCTTGCTGCTCGTCTTATATCTACTAAAGGTAGGATGTTAATGGTGATGACCCCCGTATCTGAGAAGATGGATGAGTGGTTGTGGGTGCGTGATGACCTTTATATACCGTGGAAGATGGGAGAGCGTGGTGATATTGAAGTAATCAATATGCCTGTGGTTGATGCTGAGGGAAATCCTGCGGTGCCCCATCTCACTAAAGCTCAGGTAGATATGTACACAGAGCAGTACCCAGACCCAGAGACTCGTGCAGCCCGCATGTACGGGGAATTCATCGTCAGAGGGGGGCTTGTCTTTGGGGGTCTTGACAAGGATGTTAATGTTATAGAACCTTTTGAGGTTCCAGATCACTGGCACAAGTGGTTGATTTGTGATCCACAGTATCATAGGTTTGCTGTTCTTATGTTTACTGTAGACCCAGAAGGGAACTATTATGTGATTGACGAGTACTTCTCTACGGATGAGCCAATGGCGAAGAGGGCGGACAGGATAAAGGCTATGGTCGGCTACACGGAGAGGCATTTACCTATTTACGTAGACTATGCGAACCCACAAGACATCCAAGAGCTTAATTACCATTTTGCGAGAAACGGAGCTGATGTCGGAGCCGTTCCTCTGCCCATGCAAAAGCGGGTTGAAGATATGGTCCTGCGAGTGCATGCTATGCTTGAAGGACATCCTGACAAAAAATACCACAGAGCCACAGGGTTAAAAGATATCTACGGTGCTCCTAGGCTTCTTTTCTTTTCTAATCTACAAAGTCAGTGGAAGCACGAAGGTCGTATGATTGTAGGGAGTAGACTTCTTTGGGAGATGGGAAGGTTGTCGTGGAAACGTAACAAACCAGACAAGAATACAGCGGGTGGGGCGGACGCAACTGATTGTTTAATCTACGGGTGTTCCATCCAAGCAGCATCAGTTATTCAAGACCCTTCTGATACTTGGCGAACTAATCTTTCTGACAGGGATCAGCTGCTCTGGGAGAGCATAGAGGCCCAAGATAAAAGACAAGCTAGAGGGATGCAAAATCCATTATGATTTTTGGCACAACATTCGCGGCAGGTTTTCTTATTGGCCTTGTCGTAGGGTACACTTTTGTGTACATTACACTTTATAAGTCTCTATACAAAACATTTACTACCCTTCTAGAAACACTGGTTGGGATGAAAAAGCAGGGCTTTGTACCTCAGTTCGATATAGAACAAACTAAGCAACTAGACTTGACGGACACGCATGAGTTCTAAAAAGCTGCCGGACCCGACCACAGATCGCAATGCAGATTTTTCTCGTTTCTCCTACATGCTGTGGGAAGGCCTGAACGGGAAATATAATTTCTATGTACAGAGATGGCGGAGGACTTTAGAGTTCTTACGCGACCAGCACTGGAATACTCTAAAGGAGTACGACCGTGATGTGCTTCCTGATTGGAGACGGTTCCCCTTACAGAACTACACACTGGCGTTCTATAATGACTACCTCACTGACTATCTAAAGAGTGAGGTGCGTTTCTCTGCGGTACCGTCTTCCCCGGACCCTAAAGACATTGACAGTGCTGAACTGGGGGAGCAGCTCCTTAAGTATTTGTGGGACCACCTTGACGTTGACAAGCAAAGGATTGATCTCGGCGCGTGGATTATGGCAACGGGGACAGGGGTGGTTCGAATTTACTGGGATACAAACACAGGTAATGCGATTCCTGTAGGTATCCCTCAGCCCGGTGGCGGCATCATGCCGATTGATCCCGATACGCTTCAGCCCACTGACATTCCTGTCATGGTAGACGCAGGTGAGATTGGCTTTGAGGTTGTTTCCCCACAGTATGTACGTTGGGCGGAGAATCCTGCTCACGGTGTTATGGTTGGGCTTCTTCTTACATATGAAGAAGTAGTTGCCTTCTACGGTGAGGAACTTGCAGATCAGCTTACTTACTCTGACACACATGAAGGTGTGGTTGCAGATTTAAATCAGATTGAGCAACCCGGAATTACTCCTTCTGTAGATCAGCGCACTCTAGTCATTGAGCACTATCTGCCCAAGAGTGCAGCACATCCAGAGGGTCTATGGTGGACTTCTGCACAGGGTGGAAGCATTCTGGTGCATGAGCCGTGGCCTTTACCTGCGGGTATTATGCCTGTGATTTCATTCCGGTGGATACCCATCCCCGGAGAGGAGCACATTGGTATGAGCCCTCTTTATGGGATTACGTTTGAAAATAAGATCTATGAAGAGATCACAGCTAAGATTCTTGAGTGGTATCAAAAGGCTAAACCTAAATGGTTACTTAAGAGTGGTGGAGGAGTCACACATGGTGACATCTCTGATGAGCCTTACCAAGAACTTATAGTTAATGCTGGCGGTGAGCCTGAGATGCTTAACATTTCAGATGCTCCTGCCGGTTTGTTCAGAATTCTTGGACAACTACAAAACGATATGACCATCACAAGTGGTCGTGGGTTTGAAGAAGCTGATCAACTGCCTGAAGGACTTGCACGAGGATCGCTTCGGGCTCCCTCCGAGATGAAGTCGTCACGAGCCGTGACTATCGGACACATCACTTCTCGCGCTTCATGGCGTAGGGTGGGCGAAGTGCTACTGCACTACGTGGGAGCTTTTTATTCTGAAAACCGTGTCCTTGCTATCAATGGGCCGGACCAACAGTTCTTGTGGAGAGCATTCTCAGGTCAAGATATTATGCGGGATGGAGGACTTGCAGCGAGTATCCGTGTGGATGATATTCCTCTCGTGCCGCAGAATCGTCAAAACCTAAGAGATACTACAGTAGCAATGCTTCAAAGCCCCGGAGGGCAGTTACTATTTCAAGGCTCTGATGGGCAATTAGATATGGATAGAGTTAAAGCAGCTATGCAGGCAATTGGTTTAGACGCTAACCTTGATACTGGGGATCCAGACACACTTGAGGCGCGTAATGAAGAGATGGACTTCCAATTCTGGGATGGGCAGACGCCTCTACCGGAACCGCAGTCATGGCAGGACCATGCTTCTCACTACGCTTCTCACATTCTAGTACCTAAGAGCCGCCGCTTCAAGGCGTGGGCTCCTGAGTCTCAACAGGCGTTCCTGCAGCACTTGCAGGCTACTGGGGAGATCCTCAATCAGCAGGCCCAAGAAGAGGCAAATGCTATGATTGAGCAAGAACAGGCACTCAGGTCTGTACGAGAACAAGAAGAGCTTAGAGCTGATGTCATGCGTAAGTGGGCTGAGAGCTTGATAAAACTTGTGGCTGACACCACAGGGATGGAGGTAAGTAAAGTATCAGAACTTGCAGATAAGGTTAACGTACCAATTTCTGAGGAGTAAAAATGGAGGACAATATTGGTTGGTCTGCTGAGGAAGACCGACGACTTTGCCGCATGTATATGGCAGAAGACCCACCCGCAACTATTCGGGAGATAGCCGATGAGTTGGATAAATCTAAAAGTGCGGTCGATAGACGAATCACCGCCCTCGACCTTAGAGGTCACAAGGGAGACAGGGCTGAGTACGAGCGAATCACTGGGATCACTTTGGACCCAATCATCAAGCCCGTCCGGGTTGATATGGGAAGTATCCCTGAGCCCCGACCTGTCGGATCAGACTACTCAATGCTCGTGTGGAGCGACGTACACTACCCGTTCCAAGATGACAAAGCTGTATCAGTTTTGGAGCAAATCGCCGCAGACCTACGCCCAAGGGTGCTCATGTGTCTCGGCGACATCTTCGACTTCCACGAACTATCTAGCCACAGGGCACCACGAGATGATGAAGATGTTTTTATGGACTCGCTCGAAGCCGGTGCGAAGCATCTTGCTAGGATGCGAGAGGCTAGTCAAGCGGATCATGCGTATTTTCGTGCAGGTAACCACGAAGATCGTTGGGATCGAATCATGGAACAAGCTCGTAAAGATATCAGGTTCCGTCAGTTGCTTCGTCTCCCTAAGGTTCGCAGAGCTTTGGACTTTTCTGAAGTGGTTGGTTTCCAAGAGTTAGGATATGACTACTCTCCATACATGGAAGGTGATATCTTAGTATGGAACGATAGACTTGTCTTTACGCATGGTGATCTTACAAGTAAGCACACCGCTAATGCTATGATTGGTAAGTATGGTAAGAGCGTTATGTTCGGCCATATGCATCGTATACAGAACTTTACAAAGAGAGATCTTAAGGGCCAAGAAAGTGGATGGTGCATTGGGTGCCTCTGCGATCTTGACCCACACTATAATATTTTTGCTGATTGGCATCAGGGATTTGCAATTGTCCACTGGAAAAAGATTAAGGACGATTGGTTCTATGATGTTGAACAGGTACGCATTCACGACGGTGTAGCCTTCTGGCGAGGCAAGGTTTACTCCGCTTCTTAAAAGCCTCCCCTATAAATAGAGGATATAATGTCCGACAATCCCTTCCAGCCATTGCCCGGCGCAGACGCGCCAGCAGATGCTGGAGAACCATCAATTCCTGCTTCGCAGATCGCAGCACAAGCTGCGGCAGAGGCAGTACGGGGTCCTCAAGCAGTAGACCCACCTTTACAATCTAATGAGTCTCAAACGATTCAATTTGATACTCCACAACAAACTGAACAGGTGTATGAACAGGCGGAAGAACAAGTACAGCCAGTTCAGCCTGTAGTAGATCAGACACCTCATGTCTTTGCTTCAGAGGCTTATGCACAGTTGCAACAAATGGGTATTGATTTACCTGTTGCACCTCAGGATGTAAGTCCTGAATTTGCACCTGCCTATGAAAAAATGGCGCGTTCGATTCTTGACAATCAACATTCTACGCACGAGAAAATGGTTAGAGCTGAAAATGATCTAGCCCGTGTTAAGGATTTTGCTCAGAGGCTAGGTACACCTGAGGGTCGTGAGCGTATGCTTTTAAGCATGGCTCTTACTAATCCTGAAGACTTTTCAAAGTCTATGCAAACAATAGAACGTATGCAGGGTGACTCAGAGTATGCAGAGACAGTACGTCTGAAGCTAGAAAGTATGGCTCGCATGGAAGCTGCTCAAAGAATGGAGCATGCACAAGCTTCAGCGCAAGCACAAACAAAAGGCAGACAGGTAGAAGGTCGTACTGTGCGCCTTGCTGAGGCTATGGGCATCAACACAGAGCTGGCGAAGAGTCAAGTAGCTGCACGAATTCTACAGAATGAAGCTATGACGGGTGTACGAGATATTACACTTGATGAAGTAGATATGGTTGTAAGAGATTTAGCTAATCAGACGGGAGCACAGCCTGCTGTACGCTCGCCGCAAGTGGCTCAATCTCAACAAGCTGCTCCTACTCAACAGCCCTTAGCTGATGTTGGTCAAACGCCTACTGGAACAGATCAACAAATGGCTAACCGTGTTGCGCCTACAGGGCCTGCACAGACACCTAATAGTGATGCAATGGATGCACTTCGCAGTGCTGTCAAGGTTGCATCTAAGAACGCAACGAACCGGGGACTTCGGGGCTAATCTATTTGGGGGATGTTTCTTATGGGGCCTATCCTTCGGGGTAGGCCCTATTAGCATTATAGGGTTGACATAGGCAGTTAAGAGTGTCACATTACATACAGTCACGCCGCTTACTCGGCTGGCTACCGGAAACCTAACTGAGGAGGCTAGACCTCAATAAAAACTGGCCTTAACTTTTCCTATAAGGAACTTGCTACATGGCTGCTACACAAGCCGATTTGGCAAGACTTGATGCTATTCTGAAGGATCGTCCCATTGTGGACGCAATTCAGGATGCGCTTAATACGGCTACGCCGTTCCTTGAGCGTATTACGCAAACACTCACTTTGAGTGGTCGTAAGGGCATCTTCCCGGTTAGCTTCGGAGTCAACGAAGGCGTATACGCTCGTGCCGATAAGGGCACGTTTGGCGATTCGCAAGTCGATCAGCCCGAGCTGGCGGAAGTCACTGCCAAATTCATTTATGCTCTCTTTGAGATTTCTGGACCAACGATGTCCGCTACACGCGACACGCCCGGTGCATTCGAAGAGGCACTCTCTCTATCACTAGAGAACACCATCACTGGTATGCGTCTTGACATGTCTCGTCAGGCGATTGGTGATGGTTCTGGTAAAATTGGACTGGTTTCATCTACACCCGGTAGTGCAACTGACCTCGATATGGATAGCCCCTATGGGCTTACCCGCTATAAGTCGGGTCGTCCAGTCCGCAATGTCGTTCGTAACAACATGGCTCTTGATGTTCTTGATGCCTCTACCGTTACCACCAAGCACGGTGATAACGTAACTGTTAGCTCAGTTAGTCACTCTGCCACAGAGACAACTTGTGTCGTTTCAAGTGACGCTTCGATGACCTCAGCGGCTGATGGTGACTTTGTTACCCGCGCTGGAAACTACAACTATGAAATTGAAGGTTTCCTAGGCGCTGTGGATACGGCTGGTAG